GTTCGGTGGTTACCTTAAGTTGCCATGGGCCATCACCGCCTTGCATTTTTACTGGTGGCTTAGGTGTAGGCTTGGGCTCGGGCTTTGGCTCTACCTTGACAGGCTTAGGTTCAGCCGCAGGAGCGGAGTCAATGGCGTCCCCTTCCACAATTTCCAAAGCGGCCATCCAAAGGTAACGGCGTTGATACGAAAGTACGGCGCCCAAATTTTGTATGGGGTGTGCGCCCTTTAGATTAGCCTCGGCCATGGGACTGGTTATAACAATGACTGTGCCGTCTTCTACGTCTGTGATACAGAGCTGCGCATACTCAGTGTTAAACGTCACTATGCCGCACAGACCAAGCTCGTTAAAGATTGATTGGATTGGCGGAATGAAGTCAGCCAACTCAAAGTATGAGTAGCCGGCGAATTTGTTAAGGCCTGACTTCTTGATCTCCATGCTCTGGAGCTTGACCCTTGCTTGCATTAGTTTCTTATGGACTGACATTTTCTTCCTCTTTGGTTAAGTAAGTTTGATACTGTTTGCAGAACTGAGACACCTGGCAGTAGCCTTTGCATCTTGTTCTTTCTCCTAGGCGAACTTCTATTGCAAATAATTCGCTCTTCTTTGCTGCACCGGTGGCTTTCGCCAGTGCTTCTTCTGCTTCCACCAGTGTTTGATGAACGCTGGTTGCTCTGACGTTTGCATTCTTCTTCAATGCATACGTTGTCTTCTTTTCCCACATCTCTTCGGGTGTGCAGTCAGGCATCTCTCCGTCTGTCTCCATCTCAAAGAGAGCCGTGCCATGTTCATCAATACGTTTGGAAATGTAAGCCTCACGCTCCTCGAATGACCAGAGTGGGATATCGATGGTGGCCACTGGTGATTGTGGATAACCTTCCTTGGTGCCGGCATCACGAGCAGACCAATCACGAATGATGGCAATGATCTGTAGCTTACCGACTGGTACCTTCTTGACCTTCTCTACCATCCACGCATAGATGTTGAGCTGGCGGTGCCAATCGTCCTTCTCATTCATTACTGCCCATGCACCAGTAACTTTGTAGTCACTGACTGTAATCGTGCCGTTGGGTTCTACTTCCTGTAGATCAATAGCACCAGAGATTTTCCAACCATCAAACTCCAGGTGTAGGCGTTCTTCAACAATGTGATGATCGTCCTTGCCGTGTTCCAAGATGTTGTGAACAGCAGAGCCAAACAGCGACCATACCATCTCGCTTGCGTCTTGCTCAATCTCTTCCCAGTGTTTCTTTTTCAACTGGACAATACGTGGAGAGTTAATGATCTCTGTAGCAGAGATGTGTGCTTTACCTTTTGAGTACGTGGGTCGTTGGATTACATTGACAAACGTCTGAGGCAGATTAAATTTGTTAGTGAGTTTCATTGTTCTTTCCAAGGTGCTCGAAATAATAGTTCTTTTCCGTAGGCCTGAATCATTTGCTCCATGCCTGACATTCGTTCATGTAGATTTTCAACTTGCATCTGCAATAGTTTTATTTTTTTTTCTACCTTCTGATTGTTCTCATACTGTACGCATGTGTGCCAGTCATCGGGGTTTGGGATGCCGCAATCAGGACAGTTCAACATCACTACCATCCTTTTCAATTTTCTTGGTGTGTTTGTAAATTGATAAAACTAGCTCCAAGCAATCGTGCAGCTTTATGCTTTCAGCTACACAAAATGTTGCATAAGCTATGGCCATTCCTGTTACGGCAGCGCCAACTTTTTCATCTCCGTTTTGCACAACCTCAATAATTTTTGCAGCTAAATCCTTACCCCCCTCTATGTCTAATTGTATTTTTTTATCTTGTATCATTTGCGCTCCTTTTGGTTTGGGAAAAGAAATATACCACACATATTGCAAGTGTCAACAACTACCTGTTATAATATTTTTCATGAGATACGCAGCCCGAATAGATGACAATCAAAATGAGATAGTTAGCGCCCTCCGCAAGGCCGGCGCCACTGTCCGTGTGGTAACCCAAGGCGGAGGACTGCCTGACTTGCTTGTGGGATATCAGGGAAAGACTATTCTGATGGAAGTCAAGGATGGAAATAAGGTGCCATCGGCTAGGAAGTTGACTGACGCGGAGGAGAAGTTCTTCATGGAGTGGACTGGTGGGCCCTTGGTTATTGTTAATTCGGTTGAAGAGGCTGTTGTTTTTTTAAATAAACTCTGCTAGGATAGTTTTACGGTGATTGCAGTTGCCGTGATTTCCTTTGTTAGGGTTGAGTTTGCGGGGGCTGAGGCTCCCGCTTTTTTTCAAAGGAGCGAAATGAATCCCTTCCACATAGACGAGCCTACGGTCATATCCTTTTCGGGTGGCCGCACCTCCGCCTTCATGCTTTATAAAGTCTTGGAGGCTCACGACATGAGCTTGCCCGAGGAGGCTGTTGTCTGTTTTGCCAACACCGGCAAAGAGGATGAGGCCACATTACAATTTGTTAATGATTGCGCAAAGGCCTGGAACGTCAAGATTCATTGGCTTGAATATCAGCCGGCGGAACTGACCAAAGATCGCTGGAAAGAGGTGGACTTCGAGACAGCCAGTCGGGATGGCGAGCCGTTCGAGGCACTGATCCGCATGCGAAACTACCTGCCCAATCCTGTCAGCCGCTTCTGTACAGTCGAGCTTAAGGTGCGCACGATCCACCGCTACCTGAAGTCTATCGGCTGGAAGCAGTGGACATCCATGATTGGTATCAGAGCTGATGAGCAGCGTCGCCTAGCCAAGATCGGCAACCAAGACTATGGTAAGCACGAGGAGAAGCACGCCCCTCTTGGCCGCATCGGCGTGACCAAGGAGATTGTTGGTGAGTTCTGGAAGAGTCAGCCGTTTGATCTAGGCCTGCCCAACATGAATGTCGTGACCATGCATGGTAATTGTGACCTGTGCTACCTCAAGGGTGGCGCACAGATCCTGAGCCTGATTGCAGAGAAGCCTGAGCGCGCGTTGTGGTGGGCTCGGATGGAATCTGTAGGCCTGTCCAGTAAGCCTGAGGGTGGTAAGTTTAGGACTGACCGCCCAAGTTACTCTCAGATGCTTAAGTTTTCTGAGAAGCAAAGGGATATGTTTGACCCTGCTGAGGAAACCATCTCCTGCTTTTGCGGGGACTAATAGCAATGGTAATATTACCATTTGGGTGGGTAAACCCTAATACTGTCACCTAGTTGACAGGTAAATTTATTCTGTGATATAAACGAGGTGTTGCTGTCGGAGGCAATGATTGAGGCCGTTTACACATGCGTTCCGCTTTACTTAATGCTTTCTGTGGGGAGAGATATTAAGCAAGGCTCCGACCGGACGCAGTTGTAAACGGCTTTTTTGTTTTTGAGACTGGGATTGTTTGTCGGGTTAGCGCCGGCAACTCCTAAGTGAAATGCAATTTTTGAAAACACTGCTTCATGTGAGCAGTCCCAGTCTCACCTCCTGCGACAACTAGCGACAGAACTCTATCGGGTTTTGGATTGGCATGAGGGAAGCGTTAGAGGCCGTAAGGCGTAGACCGCAGTCCACCAATCCTACGACGTTCTTATCTGTTGTGAAGTTGCGCAAAGAAGATGCAAGCGCATATGGGGGAATTGCCTTTGTTGCCCGTGGGTTCAAGTCCTGCGGCTTACAGTGAAGGTTCGAGCGGCCATGCTAGACACAACTAAGTTGTGCAAAGTGCTCGATGCTGATTGGACTTAGAAGAAGATCAGCCCACAAGATACTCAGCCAGTGGCTCCGGGAATGTGGAAGTATGCCAAAGGGAGATCTCCTCCCCTAGGCAGAACCATGTCCACAGAGCCTAGCAGTCCACCAAGAATGTAGCACCTACATTTATTTTCATATACCTGTTGACGACGCACTTTTTTGCAGTAATATACACATCCCAACTTAAAGGAGATTTTATGCGATATATGTTTGTAAGAGCTGATGTAGAACTTGATTGCACGCTGGATTACTTGCCGCCTGAGATTGGTTCTACTGAGAACGGATTAAAGATTGAGCCAGACATTCCTGAGGCGATGGAGCTGGTGTCTGTTACGCACAAGGACATAGAGATGATTGGATTCCTGGCTGACTATGTTGTGCGTGATATCCAGAACGAAGCGTTAGATAAATTCCTTGGTCGATAGAAAGTTTGTATGAGAAAAAACTGTACGCAAGAGATTCGAGATTTACTCAGAGCGAGTAGTGATGGCATGACGATGGAGCAGCTCGTGTGGGCTGTAAAGCGTGACAAGGGGAATGTAAAAAAGAATGTTCACGCTATGCCTGATGCTTACATCGATAGATGGGAAGCTGTCCCTAGAAGACAGTATGCAGCTGTGTGGTGCGTAGTTGTACCACCAGAAAATTGTCCTAAACCGGAGAAAATAAATGACATGGCCATTTCCAGTATTTCCAAACCCAAAAGACAAAGGCACACAAGTGCCCAAGTTTAACCCTGATAACCATCAAGAAAGTCCACTATGAATGAAGAGAGAAACCAAATTGCTGATGCAATTATTAAAGCCGCCTGTTATTTAGGTAATGGTGATGCAATGTCTTCCATGGGTGCTATTGAAGCCCTTGGCGTTGTGCATAAAGAGGGCATGCAAGAAATTGCAGAAGCACATAGAGAAGGTTTAGAGAGTATTGCTGATGCACTCAATAACATTTCTGTATCGATTGATAGCTTGGCTAGAGCTATAGAGAAAAGCAATGACTAAAGATGAAATCATTGAACTGGCTAAACAGTCTGGGTTCTATGTCAAAGATGATGAAGCCTATAGCCCGTCCACTCAGGAAGACCATGAGTTAACCGAACACCTTGGACGTTTTGCTAAGTTAGTCCTGCAGCATTACCGCAAGGCTACGCTTGACACCATCGATGCTTTGTTTGATTCAGAAGATCCCAATCCAATGTATCAGACGGCCTATAACCATGCGCTGATTCATATGCAAGAGTTCATTATCAGTATGGAAAAGAACAATGTCTAACTACACAGGATTGGCTAATGCAAAAGATGTTGATGCATCCCATGTTGGAGGC